CTTCTGCGGTTATGTATAAGGCTACCTGTCTACCTATATTAGGGTCGAAGTAAACCTTCTTAAACGCCGATCCTGCGAGTCCTAGGCTATATAGCATCCGTTCATGTTCGGGACGGTACTCTACCATCACCTCTGTAAGCTCATAGTTCATATCAGCTTTAACACGTTCCGCCGCTTCTGTTTTCTCCCTAGTCTCTTCTCCTAGTACTTTAACCCGTACTGGGCCGGCCGCAGGGAAAGTTTCACTCATTGTCTCTGCTTGGAACCGTATCGCAGCTTCGGCTAGGACAGTAGAGTGAACTCCACAGGCTCCTTCCCAAGGCGTTGTACGCTCCTCATACTTAAACCCTAAGACATCTAACCCCTTAACATATGTGTCAGCCCACTCCTTACGGCTGTCCATATCAGAGTCTATTAACCCTATAAGATCATTTGATAGCGACTGCAATATACTATCGTCTAGATGTTCCGCTAGGTTGACATCAAACGGGAGCATATCAGTAGGAGCAGCATCAGGGATTAGAGTGATCTCTACGCTACCATCACTCAAGGTAACCATTTCAGGATCTACAATCTCTATCTCCAACGCTTGCTCAACTGGCTCGACCGGCTCATCCCCTTCTATTTCTACATCTATACCTTCGGGGGCAGCAAACATGCCTTTTTCAATTGCCATAATTTAGCCTCTTAATAATACCCACTGCTACGCCGTTTAAAGTATCGTTGTTCTTCTGGTTCATCAGTAGGTAGTCGTATGAACCCGCCCTGTCGGAATCGCATTAGAGCCATGACGGTGGAGTCCACCAAGTCATCGTTACTCATAAACGGAAACCCTGCTATTTCTTCTACTAATTCTTCAGCCCAACGTGTCTGGGGAACCCAGCACAGGCCAGACGCTACAATATCAGATACAGAATTCAAACGCGCTAGTTTATCACCTGACCCTCTATGTGGGGTATATTCTGATACTGGTAGTCCCATCCTACGCATTTCTTGGTAAAGGGCCACACCAGAACTCTTCTTCTCCACAATGAACGAGTCAGGCTCCCAATCCGAATACTCCTCCATAGCGAGTTCTTTTAGCTCTGGAAACTCTATCCGCTTCTTAATACTGTTTAAAAGTATTATATTATACGCATTCTCTTCCTCATTATAGAAGACCCCCCACGTAGTTAACGCGGTATAGTCGGCTCTATTGTGCTTTTCTGCCGCAGCATCGAGGGACATTATGATGTATTCGCAAGATGGAGGCTCCTCACTCATCCATAAGTTCCACCACTCACGCTTAACTAGGGCGGCTTCTTCTGCGGTAGGCTGCTGTTGGTACTGAGCATTCCACTGGAATGTGGGCATAGATGCCTTAGTACGCATCAACGCTTCTAAATCAAAGAACTCAGGCCACAGGGGTTTCTCGATCACCTCCTTAGTCTCTGGGTCTGCAAACTCTAGTATCGCGGGGAACTCTACTACTTGAAACTGATCAGACCTCTCGTTCTGAGCCATATCCTTAACAACACGGCCTGTCAGGTCATCCATATGCCACCTAGTCTGAATGATAGCTACACGACCCCCCGGCATCAGACGAGTACGCGCACCGAACGTATACCACTCGTATGCCTTCTCAAACACAGAGAAGTTACCGTTAATCACGTCCTGCTCAGAGTGTGGGTCATCTACCAGTAGTAAGTCTGCACCACGACCAGCTAGTGCGGAGCCTACACCACAGGCGTAATACTCTCCTCCTGCGCTAGTATTCCACCTACCTGCCGATTTAGAGTCAACAGCTAGCTTAGTAACCGGAAATATAGTCTTATATTCGGGGGTGGCGATCAAATTACGTACTTTACGACCAAAATCTACCGCTAAGTCGGTTGTGTGGGACACCATCATCACTTTCTTGTTCGGATTACGCCCCAAAAACCACGCTGGGTAGAAAATAGACACTAATTGTGACTTACCGTGGCGTGGTGGGATATTTACGCAAACACGATCCTTGTCTCCACGCTCAATCTCCATCAACATATCCGCCAAAATGCGATGATGCTTCCCAACAATGAAGTCAGGCATCATTGCCTTGCAAAAGTCTATCAGATCATCGTATGCTAGCTTGTTCTGCCGCCGTACTCCTAGCTCATCCACCATTCTCTCAATCTCAACGACCTCATCTGCCGAATACTCGTCAAGATTATCAAGTAATAGCTGAATTTCCTCTTCAGTAAAGTCTTCAGGCGGAGTTTTCATCGACTAACCCCAGTTCGGCATCAACATCTATCACTTCACCGTCTACTATTATTGCGTCCTCGGCCTCATACGCAGGATTTACTAGCTTTTCCAGCTTGCCTCGCAGTTTTGCACGGAGATCATCTGTAGATTGGTGGGTGACAGTGATCTCTGACTTCTCAGCAAACAAAGACACGTCTGAAATCTTACCTAATAACTCTAAGGCACGGATTCTAGTGCGTGGGTCAGGGTTCTCAGTCTCTAGTATCAGCTTGTTTGTCACTAGGTGACGGATATGTACGGCAGAAGTGGCTACTGACTGTCCAAACTCGGTCAATATATTGTTAGTAAGCACTAACGAGGCTGGGGTCATCTTAGCTGTTCGGGCGTTGTTTGTTTTCTTGGATGCTTTCTCTGGATCTTCTGCATAAGACATAGCTAACTGTGCGGCTATATCCTTATCTTCAGCGTTAGGGGTGAGGTCTGCGCCATGCTCCTCTAGCGCAATAGCACTAGCGAAGGCGACAGCGGCCCTTTTAGCCAAGTCCATGTGTTTAATATCTGTAGGTACAGGCACACCTAGCTCTGGTTCTAGCATAAAAGTCATTACTACATCGCAGGTTATTCACCGAAGACCTCTATATACCAGAAAAAAATTTTTTTAACAAGCCTTTGGGACTCCTATAGGGGGGTGTTTGCTATATAGGGAACGGCCTCAAGCCAACTCAGAAAAACACGATTTGTTTGTGGAGATTAGTAATATATAGAGAACGGGACTCCGATAGCTGTGATCGGGGTGGTGGGGGTAAACCCTCTTGATTCAGGATAAAAACGGCTTTTCTCTGTGTTTTATTGTCTTTTTGTGGGGATTTGTTGACATCATAGGTCGTTTTTGGTTTTATAGAGGTGTTCTAGCGACGGCGACCGAGACAAAGACAGCCGGCCTTGACCCCCAAACAGGGGAGCGATCAAGGGCAACGCTAGCGGATGGGTACAGGGTCGTACAATCTGCAACAATAGAACACACACTCATTCATTTAACCTTAAGGATTTTTCATTATGAAAATCAAATCAGACGTAGCACCTGTAGCATCCCCATTCGCCAAGATCATTGGCGGGTTGAACACTCTCTCGGTTGACATCAAGTATGGTGATGACTCGGCGGACTACACCGTAGACAATACGGCGCTGATGTCTAGTTACTCCGAGTCGATAAAGGCAAGTGGCCTACATGGCGCAATGCTCGACGGAGTGATCAAGGGGCTGAGAGAGATAGCGAGCGAGGCCGGTGTCACCAAGTTGACTGGCGCGTTTCTACTCTCGCCTGACAAGGGCCGGACGGATCGACCATCGACCTGTCCATCTGAACTTTGGGAGCCATTAAAGACTTGGTTCCAAGACGGTCAAGATGATGCCACGAAAGCGGCGCGGCTTGCAAAGTCGGAGGGCGACACGCTCACCGAGCTTCAGAAAGCTCTGCTGTTGAACGGCGATAAAAGTGTGGCTACTGTTATGAATAACCTTAGTGCGAGGATTGACAGCGCTAATAAAAAGGCTGATGCACCTAAGAATAACCTTCCAAAGCATTGGACGGCGGCGGCGATTCAGCGAAACACGAAGTTAATCGCGGCTCTGAAAAAAGAATCAGAGTCAAAAAACTTCACGGCTGACTCACCCGACAGAGATGTGGTCGAGATGATTCTCGCGAACAAGCGAATCATCGCCGAGATCGAGGCTAAGATCAAGCTCCTCCAAGACACGACCTACGAAGGTTAAACCCAACCCGCGCCAAGGATGGCGCACTTTAGTAGGAATCATCATGCACTATTCAGATCCTGATTATGACAAAGAACGAAAGTTACTTAAACGCCGAGGCAAGCGATTGTTAAAGGCTGGTAGTAACGTACCCCAACCAACACCAGCTAAGGCTCGCGTCCAACACCTACGCGACCTAAAAAAACTACTCAATATGGAGACCGACGAATGAACGCAACCGAACGAAATGAACGTGCCGCCAAGTACATCGCGCTTAAACAATATCAGCGCAGGATGGAACGGCGAGATTGGATCGAGGTAGGATTTATGTTTGCCTTCTCGGTCTTTATGGCTGTTGGATGGCTACTCACCTCGGCTTGACCGATACCCCTGTTCACCTTCGGGTGGATGGGGGATTTTTTTTTTGGTTTGAAACCAGTTCCTTTAGTAGCGTAGCGCATCGCAGATCGTTTTAGCCAAGCGCATCCCCTCTGGCCCCCATATCACCAGTCATCTCTATCTCTCCTGAACAAGGAGCCTTCTCTTACCGTCACAGAAACCAGTTCCCTTAGTAGCGTAGCGTATAGTCCTCGGCAGAGTCATGGCAGGGATTACTCCTGCACAAGGAGTGATTTGTAATGTCACGTTGTACTGTTACAAATGTTACGCAATGTAACGCTACTGTTACGTTTTCTTGTAACATTGTCTAATACTGGCTATTGCTATCAGGCAGAGTCATTCCCTATCTGGAAGTATCGGATTAAGACTGTCTAAAACTGTCTAAAAGTATTTAAAAGTATTATATATATATATATATACCTAATGTTACGTTTATAAGAAATAGTATTTAGTCCCTCAGAGACTTCCTTAATACTCACCCCCGTCATATAAACCGGTTAACACGATGGAGTGTTACGTTACAAATTATCCTCTCTTAGGAGGTATACAAAAACGTCAAAAACGTAACATTGTAACAGTGCTTATATCTCAGTAACTTACAGCGCACCCGATGTAACAGTTGTAACATTACCAATAGACACTATTAACCACTATTAGACAGTAACCCCTCCTACTAGGTAGTTTGTGACAATATGTGTATAATATACGTAGGGTTGAGATTTGACCTGACGCGACATTTACTTACCAACTAGTCCTTACCAAGGAGAGAAACAATGGAACGACAAACTGAAGATCCCAAGCTGTTTACTAAGCGTGAGCTAGACTTGTACACAGCACACGTCCTCAAGCACCTCGAAGCTCGCATCCTAAGTCACGATGCATCCGACGAGACAGGCGATGAGGTCAAAGCTACCCACCTGCGAATGGTACGCGCATGGCAACGCAATGAAGAACTGCCTACCGTTCAATGGGCAGAGATGATTGCCGATACCTACAACACACCAGAACCCATCGTGCTAGACCCAGAACTAGCTCGCCCACCATCCACTTACCGTCCTAAGTAAGGAGTAATCTATGAACACAGCTATTGATATACACAGGCACGTAGCCCCTCTACATGAACGAGTTACCTTGGTTGAGTTGTCCCGATCCCGATGGGGCGCAACCACCCTAGACAAGGAGGCCACCAAGAAACTGTTGACTGCCAACAATGCACGCAACGGTGCCGCTAGGGTAAACAAGTCCGTACTAGCAGGTTGCGTACAACTCGATACCGTCAACAAGTACTACCGCGACATCTACAACAAGCATGCCTACATGACGCAAGCGTTCAATGACAGTGGACTGCGTGTGTTGTGCAATCTCATGTATGAAGACTACGTGAAGACCATCAGCGGCATGATCACTGAGTGGAACGGTCTGGTCGAAGATTTCTTGATTGCCTATCAGTTTGAGAAGCTAGAAGCACAGCACGTACAGGGTGACTTGTATGACCCAGCAGACTACCCAGACGAGGATGTTGTCAGGGGCAAGTTTGACATACGCTACAAGCTGTACCCCATGCCGACCAGTGGCAACTGGGCATTGGATATGTCGAGCGATGTGACCGAGGACATTGTGGCTAGGTTCAATGCAGACATGGCAGACATAGAGACTCGTCTGCTAGGCGACACATGGGAACACGCACGTAAGGTTCTGCTGAACATGTCCACACAACTGGGTAACTACGACCTGAAAGACCGACCCAAGTTGTATGACACGTTGGTCACTAACGTGACTGATGTTGCAGAGCTTATGGAGAAGTGCAACCCCACCAATGATCCCAAGATGGAGATGGCACGGATCGAGATCATGGAAGCTATGCGCGGTGTGAACAAGGATGCCCTCAAAGAAGACAGAGGACTGCGTACTGAAACAAAGAAAGCTGTAGACACAATCCTATCCACACTACCAACCCTAGACTTCTAAGGAGAACGACATGACTAAGAGAAAAGGCACAAAGCAAGCGGCACTCGTTGACTGCATCAAGCATCTGCAAGAAGAGGACAAGATAGCTACCCTCTGGGAATTGCGCAAGCGACTCCCCTACTTTCACGACAATATAGTCCCACAAGATAATAGCAGTATGCATGACTTGTACACCACACTGTACAAGATCGGTGTATCCACAGGTCTGTGCGAGGTACGGTGGGGGATACCACCGACTTGGCAAAACCTGATGACCACCGCAGAGTATAACGCTTATCGGAAAGGACTTCCAGACGGTCACCAAGGCCGAGGTGTAGACCATCGTGCGGTTGTGTTCATATTGGCAAGTGCGGAACACTACCAGAAGCGTATGGACGCTAAGAAAGCATCCTTGGCAAAGAGAAAGAAGAAGCAGGAAGATAAAACCCCTGTACCCATGCATGAGAAGTCATTCTATGACCGAGTGGCAAAGCGATCAGCAATCTTAAAGGATGCGCCGCGCTTCAGCTATGATACGCCTGTTGTGGAGGACGGCGCGATCAACATGCCGCAACTACCCACAAGCCAAGAAGTATACAACGCCAAGACAGATGCCGAGATCGACCGGCAACTAGAAGACTTCTTCACGGACGAGTCCCCCACAACAGAAAACAAGCCGACTAGCCCGGCGGAAGAGTTCAAAGAAGAGTCCGATCCCGAACCCACCGGGGGGGAACCCCTAAAGATACTACATATAGACATGTCCTATACACGCATAGCTATATGTATTGCTACGGGTATCTTCGTTGGCATGACTGCCAGTAACCTAATCACTTCACTTTTTATCTAACCATCCTAATCAAGGAGAAATATTATGGGACAAGTAAATCCAGAAAGAATGTTCGACGTGGACTTTCAAGAAGCCACAGATTGCATATGCGCCTATGGCCCTGACATTACAATACTGTTGGAGGGACACATGGGTATCGGCAAGTCTGCTCAGTTGGAAGAAGTTGGCAGACGATTCCCCACCTACAAGAAGTATTACTTTGACTGCACCACCAAGATGGATGCCGGTGATGTAATGATCCCCAAGCTGAAAGACATTGATGGCAACGACTTTGTACGGTTCGCCACCAACGAAGAACTGGGTATCCACCTACAGAAAACACCATCAGTACTGATGATTGACGAGTACGGCAAGGGCAACAAGAGCCTTACAAACTCTATGAATCGCCTGTGCTATGAGCGCAAGCTAGGTGCTTACACTATGCACAAAGACTCCATCGTGTTTCTGACTACCAACCTAGGTGCAGAGAACGTCGGAGATACGTTGGCACCTCAACAACTCAATCGTATGACGGTCATGCGTGTTCGCAAACCATCCCACACTGATTGGATTGATTGGGGTCTGAAGAAAGGTCTCAACCACGTAGTGCTAGGCTGTGTGCGTGAGAACCCACATTGGCTCCAACCATTCGACGAGGTAGACAATCCCTCCGACAACCCCTACATCTACCATCCGAGAGAGCAACGCCGACACTTTGTCACTGGGCGTAGCTTAGAGAAGGCTTCGATCATCTTTGGTCGCAAGGACGCGATCACGACAAGGGCATTGACTTGTATGTTGAACGGGACTATCGGTGTCGCCGCTACTAATACATTGATGACCTTCTCTCGACTGACCGAGCAACTGCCCACTATGGACTCCATCAAGAACGATCCGATGAATGCCAAGGTGCCAGATGATGCGGCAGGTGTCTGTCTTGTGATCTACAGAACTCTACAAACTATCGAACGTGACTGGGTAGATGCGTGGATGACCTATGTGGAGAGACTAGGCAAAGAAGCGCAGGGTATGTTCGGCAAGACTGTGTGCCACAAAGACTATGGCCGCCGCAAGCAAGTGGTGAACACCAAATCTTTTATGACTTGGGCGCGAGCCAACAACTATATGTATGAAGAAGATCAGTCCTAACCAAGGAGAGACATTATGTTTGCAAGAGAACTTACAGTTGAGCAACGGCTCGACAAGAATATCGTAGCTATTATGGGTAAGGACAGGTACGTGTCCATGACTCAGCTAATTATGATCGGCAAGAAAGAAGTGAAGGATGGAGTACCCACTGCCTATACCGATGGCAAGAACGAGGTGTATGGCAGGGCATTCCATGAGCAGTTGACCGACCCTGAGTTTCGGTTTGTCATACTGCATGAGAACTACCACAAGGCGTTTCGCCAGATCACAGTGTGGCATCACCTCTGGTTGATTGATGCCAAGCTGACCAACATGGCGGCAGACTATGTTATCAACATCATCATTATTGATGAGAACAAGGACGACAAGTTTGCAGTCATGCCCAAGGGTGGTCTATATGACGAGCGGTTCCGTGGTATGGACGTACAACAGGTGTTTGACATCCTGTACAAGGAGCAGGACGGCGGTGGAGGAGAAGAAGGCGAAGAAGAAGGTGATAGCGCTGGGAAAGAAGAAGGTAATGGTGGGGACGGGCCTCCTAGAGAAGGGGAGGAGGGAGACTTCCGTGACGATCACGACTGGACAGCAGGACGTACCGTGGAGGAGGAAGAAGACCTCAAGGTACAGATTCACGAAGCCCTACAGAGTGGTGTGTTACTTGCCGGTAAGACAGGCAGTGGTGGCAATCGCACAGTGGAGGAACTAGCCAAGCCACAGGTTGACTGGCGGCAAGTGATGAAGGACTTCGCTGTTGACACAATGGCAGGGTCAGACTACACCACATACCGCAGACCCAATCGTCGGCACTATGGTGAGGGTTATTACCTACCAAGCGGCATGACTGACGTGGTGGGTGAGATGGTGTCTGCACCAGATATGTCTGGCTCTATTGGTACTAGCGAGCAAGGTGTGTTTCTTGGTGAGACTGAATCTCTGTGTAAGTTGGTCAGACCTTCAAAGCTGCATGTTATGTACTGGGACACTCAAGTATGTCAGCACGAACAATACGATCCCGATCAGATGGACACGTTCACCAGTGAGACTACTCCCAAGGGCGGTGGTGGTACAAGACCATCGTGTCTACCAGAATACATTGCCGCAAATAACCTCAACCCTCAGTGTGTGATCGTTCTTACGGATGGGCATGTGTGGGACTGGGGTAATTGGACTTGCCCAGTTCTTTGGGTGGTAGTTGACAACGAGAGTGCCGAGCCACCAATGGGCAAGGTAGTTCATGTTCGATCAGGAGACTTGCGATGACTGTATATAGAGTATCTTTACGTAGCTTTGAAGGAGTGGAGGAACACTACTGTTCTGTGAAACCTATCCGTGGGACTAGTATACGTCCTATGGGCAAACGAGCCAGAAACCATGAGTATATTAAGAAAGTATCAGATGATCACTACAACATCATGGGGTGTTTTGACTCTACCCCCGTCGTGACATGGCTACGTTCAGATGGTGATACCTATGTACACATCTACAACCACGGAAGTATATTGGCCTATCGGTATCTAGAGCGAGTCATACCGGCAGGGCTTCATTTCGCCATGGCTCAGTCTGGTAAGCACCGCATAAGTTGGGTAGAGAGACCCCCGATGAACATGGGGCATAGTGGTGAAGCGTACATTCCCGATATGCACAATTCGGCCTACAAGGGTGATCCTGTGCCACACCTACGTTTCATACGTGATGGGGATCACTGGCGGCAGGTGGGTACTAAGTTTCACCCTCCACGTACTCGCGTCAGGAAGGAGACCAAGCAACCCTACCGGAAGGCAATAGCTAAGTTCTACGATGACCTGTTGGTTATGATCCCTATGCTACGCGATAGCTTTACGATAGAGGGCGTTCGCTCTGCAAACTCAGCCCTTCAAGGGGGTATCGGGGGGAGCAGAATATACCTATCGCATAGCGCGTCTAATGCAAGAAAGTTCCGAGATGTCCTCCTTGATGAGGAGCATGAGCATAGAGCCGATCTTATGATCGCAATCATTGGTTGTTTGGAACAAACAAGCCTACACCAGTGTGATGGTGAAGGTAAGAACGTACCCATATGGAAACGGACTACCCTGCGAGATTCTTACAACCGTTGGATCAATGACCGACTGAAATTTACTGAGACAGTCTTTGAACAAGAGGAGATACCTAATGAGTGACCTATTCGCAAGAAACCACCTAGTGAGTGAGCTAGGTTTTATTTCATACAAAGAAGGCGATGACGTGTACACACGTAACGAACAGACCGGAGGGATGGGTGGTGTCCTAGACCTCCCTCAGTCTGAACTACTAAATGATTTTATTGCTATGGTGTTCAAGTCTATACGAGGATGTACCCTGCATCAGGAAGACCTCGATGTAACTTTCCAAGGCGGGCGGGACTTTATCACGGGGGAGTGGTGGGTGAGTTTACCTGACGACCCTTTTCCTATGGGTAAGATAGAACTAAGAATGAAGGAGATCCCCCGTCGTAAGGACTACATTCGCTACTTACATTTCTTTATAGCGTCACCACAGATTAGTGCTGAACGATCCAATGGCAGTGTGTCTGGTTGGCTTTCTCGATGCACTAAGCAGACTACCGACTGGAAGGTAGCGGAGCGTCATATCCGTAAGTACATACGCAAGCGTTCGGTGCTTCAATGTGCTAATCACATGGCGGACATAACCTCAACTGATGCAGAGAGGGACACGGATGCTATGGCAAGAAAGTTTACTGCCCACTTAGATAGTATTATGGAGTACAAAAATAACTACTCAGTTAGTTCCCCAGACAGGATAGAGTCACCCCTGTTAGACGAGTTATCCATCCTGCACAAGGAGGGCTATCAGTTCAAGAATGAAGCCTTTCAAACTGCTGTTGACAATTACATGGCGTACCAAGAAGAGGTAGCAAGTACACCCACAAATACAGACAACGTGGCGTATGTGAAGGTGGTCAAACCGACACCTCCCTACCAACATACACGCATTGATGTAGTCCCTATGAATAATACTCAGTCTTATTCTAATAAATGGAAGCCTATAGCCAGTTCTGATAATGGGGACGAGTCTATAGTGTACCGATACGACAACCGCAACGGCTGGGATAACGCCGGTGTACCCGAACACATACAGGACAAGACTGCCGCCCTTGACTGTTGTGATGTCGGTGATTGGGTGACTGGGTTGGGTGTCAAGCTAGGAGAGGGGACATATTGTGTCATATGGGACGTGGTATAGCGTAGGAACAGATAGAAAAACATTCATTGTACAACCCATTGGCAGGGAATATGTTGACAACACACTATCTGGTAACTATGATACTTTTGAGTCACTACCTGACAGTATTCAATCGAAACTGTCAGTTCTCAGGATACTAGAGGATGAGGACGAGATTGATGGTATAGGCAAAC